CTACTTGTTATCTAGCATTCTGTGATACTCCTTCAGGCGTCTATCTATGCCATCTCTACCAGCAATAGATACATCTGCCTTAATACCATTTTCAATTGTCTTGTTGAGTCTGCTGACTGCAGAATTGACTCCATCGAGAGACTGGCGTACCTCGGCATTGTCATTGCTGACGTTGACGATAGGAGCGACGACAGCAGCGCTGGCTCCTGCTCCGAGCGCTCTGCTGATGTCATCAGCGGTCAGAGAGCCTACGGTGTTGGCGCGCTGCGCTCTGTCGATTAGATCGAATGCAGGTCTGATGGAAGAGTTGTTGACTGCTCGATGGTTGGCCACGAACTCACCTTCGTGAACCACTCCAGCCTCCTTGCGGTAGCGGTTGCCTCCGGTGTAACCACCCTCGTAGAACCCTGCTGCCTCTGCCTGGTGCTGCTTCTTGATGGTTGCTATCTGCAGCATACCTGCAGCTGTGGCCATGCCGGCAGCGATAGGCGCCATGATCCAACCTGTTACAGGGATGCTAGCTGCAGAAGAGTAGGCGTTGATGGCAGCCATTGCTGTAGATGCGATAGCCTGAGCGATTTCAATCTTCATTGATTTCTTGTTAGCCTTAGACTTCGCTGCAGCCAGTTCTTTGTCTCTCTTCTCCTCCAACTTTTTCTTTTTCTTCGAGTTGTTGCCAGCTGCAGCAATCTGCTTCTCGTAGTTCTTGGAGATTTTGGCTTGCTCCAGGTCTGAGCATGCCTGAGCGTATGCTGACGCAGAAGAAAGAATGTTGTTGATGCCGTTGTATGCCGCAGATGTCTGTTGCACCATGTTGTCGAGGAAGTTGGCGGTGACCTGCGCCTTGGCCTGCATGTATGCAGCATGGTTCTGCTTGTCGTTGCCATACAATTCCTTCAGTTTCTCCATGGTGTTCTGATAGTTTGAGATTTGTGAGGAGAAGTATCCACCCAGAGTGGCATTGCTGGTCTGCTGTGACTCCCCTGCTGCAGCCCTGGCACTGTTGACCATCTCAGATGACTTATCATTGATTTTAATCTGAGCGCTACCTGCTCCATGGTCATCAGCATCTATCTGCGCTCTCTGTGCAGCGAACTGCTTGGTTATCTCCAACTTCATCTGCTGATATTCTTCCTCCTTGATCAATCCCTGCTTGTAGAGATTGTCAAGGCCATTGAGGTACATAGTCTCCTGTGTCTGCAGGTCTTGCTTACCGAACTGCTGACGCAACTCCTTCAGCTGGTTCTGATATGCCTCCTGCATCTGCAGCTGGTGGTCGAACTCAGCCTGTTCCATCTCTGCCTTCAGATCTAGCCACTCCTCGCTGCCCTCTGTCTTTGTAGAGTGCAAGACGTTTTTTCATTGCTTCGACATCATTCTTATATAGGGCTTCATTGAGAGCGGTATCATTCTGATAGATTTTCGAATTGACATCATAATATTGCGCTTTGATGCTAGCCTCCTTCTGGAGGCGTTCCCGTTCAATGGTCTGCTCATTCATCTTCTGGATGGCAGCATCATGCTGCTTGACAACATTGACCTGGTTGTCAAGTAACTGCTTGTACTCATTGCTCTCAGCACCATATAACTGTTTCAGCTTGGCATAGCCCTTAATCTGGATATTCTGTCGGTCATCGATGAACTGCTGATAGGTTTTCTTGCCTTCTGCATAGGCTTTGGCGTTCTCAGCCATCAGTTCGTTGGTCTCAGCCTTGATGCTATCGGCTGCCTGCTTCTGCTTGCGTTTGGCTTCAGCCTGGCGCTTACGTGCCTCGGCTGCAGCTGCCTTCTCTGCCTTGACACGAGCCTTGCGCTCTTTATCTGAAACCTGATGAGTGCCGGCTGTACTCTGCTTCTTAATGATGGTACCATCATTGTCCTTGCCATTAAAGCCATTGTTTCGCCATGGCTCTGGATCATAGACTTCGAAGTGCTGCGACTCCAGCTGATTAATCTTCTCGATGAGCTTCTGCTGGTACTGTCTCTCTCGCTCAACACTCTGCAATAACTGTTCCTTGTGGTCAGTAGCAAAGTTAAGTTTTTGCGTTTTACTCCCAGCAAATGGATTGAGACGGTCCCAAAAACTCTTCCAATATCCACGCTTGTCGTTGTCTGCCTCACCTAATAGGTCTTCATTTTCTGCCTGCTTGGCAATAGACTCAGCCAGCTTCTTTTGCAAGCCATCTATGACAATCTTCTTCTTCATCATGTCGATGTAGGACTGAATCTGTCTTGTAGCCTGACCTGTGCGAACAGCCTCTTCAGTAATGTTGCCCAGGTGCTCACGCATCAGTTTGCCGTTGAGTTCCTCCAGAGCTGCCTTGCGGTCTGACTCAGCTGTGGTGTTTGACTGGATGGCAGAAACGAGACGCATGATTGATGCCTCCTCTTCAGATGCCTGCTTGTTTGCATCGGTAACGGCATCATTGTAGTCACGCTGCGCCTGCTCTGCTGTGCTCGTCTCTTTAGACAGTGTGACGATGGCAGCTGTCAATCCAACGACAACAGCAATCACGGCAGTGATCGGGTTGGCCAACAAAACCTTGTTCCACAACATCTGCGCTGCTGCAGTCAATTTGATTTCACGTGTCAACGCCATCTGAACGATTGCCATGGTCTTGAGAGCAGATGTTTTGAGACCCACAAGGACGAGATGCGCCTTCTCGCGCAGAATCATGATGTTGAGCCATGCCATCTGCGCCTTTTCTGCTATCAACTTTGCCTTAGATACTGCAGTATAGGTGACTATGGCGGCTGTCAGCACAATTAATATGCGCCAATAATCTTTGACGAAATCAACGAGTGTGGAGAGTGCCCGAACTCCGAGACTGGCTGCAGATATGCAATATCGTGCTGCAGGATAGAGTTTCTGACCCAGTTCGATGGAGAGATCCAGGAACTTCTTGCTCGCCTTGTCAAGTTGAGCCTGTACACTTTCGTTCTGTGTCTCGAACTCATTGAGGACGGATGTGCCTTCGGAATAGGCTTCGTTTGCCAGGTTCTGGGCAGTCTTGATGTCATCGAGTTTATCTGCGAGGACGGTGAGGACACCAGTAGCTCTGGATCCATCCATCTTCATTTCCTCGAACATTGGTGCAAGGTCGGCAAAACCGCCCTTGGCTCGCATGGCTGCCAGGAACTGGAGGAGTGCGCCGTTGGCATCCTCCTTCAGGGTCTTGGCGAACTCCTTGACATTGAGTCCTGCAATCTTTGCAAACTTTGCGGAGTCTTGAAACATTTTTGCCAGAAGGTTCTGGACTGCAGTAGCAGCCGTCTCGTCCTGCTGCATGTTCTGATCTAGAACTGAGGCGAGACCCATAATCTGCGCTTGCGTGAATCCTGCCTGCTTGCCAACTCCTGCAACTCTTGCAGTAAAGTCAACGAGATAGCCAGCTGAAGCTGATGAATTCTGCGCTAATTCGTTGACTGCAGAACCTGTTGCCAACATGGCGCCTCGCAAGCCCTTGGTCTTGTCCTCACCGAACATCTGCGCCAACTTACCTATCTGTGACACAGCCTTGTCTCCTAGGTCATCACCGAGTGCGACATTGATTTTGTCTGCACCATCGACGAATTCCTCTACTGCAGCTGTAGATGTGATGCCTAATCTTCCGGCATCTTCAGCTAGCTGATTGAGCTTCTGGCGAGAAGTTCGGGTATCCATCTCCTTGAAGTCCTCATTCATTCGCTCCACCTCGTCAGCAGCCTGACCTGTATATTTGCGGACGTTGGTCATCTCGTCGTCCATCTTTGCATACTCCTCCACACACTTCTTGACGGTGAAGGTGATGCCGGAGATGGCAGCAACAGCACCGAGTGCTAGACCCTGCATGCGGTTGAACCAGTCAGCAGAGCGTTTGATCCAGGACTCCTGGGCAACGCCCTCAGCTCTGACCGCCTGCAATTCTGCCTTCAGCTGCTTAGCCTTTAGTTCCATCTGCTTGAACTGCTCGGTACCACGCAGCATGCCCTGCATCTGTTGATTCAGCGCCTTGATGGAGTATTCGAGGTCACGGATGGAAGACGTTTTGAGGTTGGCCATAGTATTGTTGACCAGCTGCATCTGTCGCTTGGTCTCCTTGATATCCACATTAGTTCGGTCTATCTCCCTGTCATATTGCTGCATGAGGGTGACCACCTTCTGCTCAGATTGACGGATTCGCTCCAGTTCTGCCTCGACCAGCTTCAGTTGTGAAGCTCGTGAGGCGTACATGGTCGATGACGGGTCGAAGTCAGCCATCTGGCTGCGCAGCTTTGAAGCAGTGAAGTTGAGGTCATTGAGTGATGCATGCTTGAGATTAGACACAGTCGCAGTCATACGCCTAGCTTCCTCATCAGCTTGGCGTGTGGCACCTTTTATTGCCAGCATCTTCTCCTTGACCTTGTCAAGCTGTGACTCCAGCTTGGCATAATCAGAAGGGTCTGAAATAGCCTTCATCTGCCCCTTCAGATGGCGGGCAGCTTTTTCCAGCTGTCCGAGGCTAGCAGATGACAGATTTTCGAGCGTCTCCTTGACGCTCATGGTCGAGTTCTTGAATTGCTTCATCTCTCGCTCTGCAGCCTTCAGGTCCTTGGCGAGGGATGCGCCTAAACGGGAATCGCCCGTCGAGAAGGCATCTTGTTTTGCCTTCTTCAGACGAGCGACTTTATCCTCGAGCTCCTTCAGACGGTTCTTCGCCTCTTCTGAGTTGAGCTTCACGACGGTTGTATATACCTCTTGTCTTGCCATTATTCGGTGACTTGGATATAGTTATTATATAATAATGTGGAATGTGGATTGAAGTTGATGACCTTAACCTGGTATCCCTTGGTACCCCACCTCCAGAATAGGAATCTATGTTTATATTGCCGAGCGATGATGGTCTGCAAGCTGTCTCTCGCTTTGTAAGTCAAGATAGAATCTGCAGTATTCAGCTTGAAGTCAATCCAGTTGTCTCTGTATCGATAAATATTTTCAACATGTTCTGCCTTGACAGAATCTGATGTAAAAATGGATGTTCGCTGGTCTGCTACAACCTGGTTAACCTTCAGATTGATGTCCTGGAGCAATGCCCTGTCACTAGCCGTCAATTTATATTCCTTTGGCGGCATCATCAACACCTTCTGGGTGATGACCTTAACAGAATCACGGATTGTATCGCGCTCTGCAGGAGCATATTGCAATGCAATCTGATTGAATTGCTCTCGAAGTTCCTTATCCGCTCGTTTCTGTCGGTACTCCAGAATCCAGCATAATGCTGCAATTATCAGAAAGTTGATAATGCAGGCGATTATGATTTTCACATTCTTCTTCATACGTTCAATATTAGATGTCAGCGTATTCAGGAATGGCATCGAAGCAAGGGCATTCTTTGATTCGCTCCCATGGATCGACCACTCCATTGTGGTTCTTGTCTGGCGAGATGTCTCGATGTCCCATGATTTTGGCGTCAGGATATCTCTGTCTCAGCTCCTTCAACAACTTTCGTAGGCCCTCCTTCTGCTCGTCTGTACGGTTATCAATAGGCTTGCCTGTGCGTGAGATACCTCCCATGTAAGCGATATTGACAGACTCGAAATTGTGACCCTTGACACCATTCGATGGCAGATCTTCTGTCATCAGCTGCTTGCGCTTGCCATCAGCAGTTACTACCCAGTGATAACCAGGATAATGCCATCCTTTGGCTCTGAACTCCTTCAGCAAGGCATCGACAGTCCATGTCTGTCGGCTTGCTGTGCAATGTACGAAAATGAATTTAATCTTTCTCCCCATGATTTTTATATTTATCTATTAAGTCCTTGACTCGAGTGTCGAATGTAAGTTCGAAGCCAAAAGCTGTCGCAACGTACATAAGACTCTGACCAAAATACCATAAGACGTTTGATGTAACGTCTTGTGAGCAAAAGTAGCTGATATACACTAGAACGATTGCTGCTATCAGTACGAAACCAGCGCTGCTATAGCGTATCCAGTCTTTAGTATTTCTTTGCATTTCTTTTTTGTGCAAAATTACAAAATTACATGGGAAAATAAAAATACGGCAGGTAAAGCTGACTTTACCTGCCGTATATACTATGCGATGGCTCTCTTGAGAACCTCCTGAGCAATCTCCTTTGCCTTCTCACGCCACTCCTGGAATGCCTGGAATTCTGCATCATGTGCAGAATCACCGTCTCCATGGTTGCAGAGGATGGCTTCTACATCGTTCTGACTGTACTTGGTTCTGACAAGTCCAGCCACGAAATCGTTGTAACCTGCCGAAGCAGCCTCAATCTTGATAGATCCATCAGGCTCACTACCCTCATAGCTGTATGCTGTTACTGTCTCACCACCACTCTCAGACTCACACATTGATGTGTCTGGCTGATAGTTTTCAACTCTCTTCTCGTTCAGATACAAAAGATAATGATTCTCATCGTATCTAACGTAGTTCATTCTGACAAGATAGATTTTCTTATTCATCTCTAAATAAACTTGTAAAATGTTTTGCCGAATTTATTTTTCAGTTCTGCGACAACCGTATAGAAAGGCTTCTCGAAGAAGCACCACTCCTCCCGTGCTTGCTCAATCAGAATTTCCGCACCGGAATATAGCCACCAAACTTCTTCCTGCCATCTTGGGATTTCAATCGGTTCACCATTCTCATCATTTTCCCCGGTCTGCTCCACATGGTCAATGAATCTGAACTTCAATGCCAACCTATCGTCCGCTACCTTCTCCTGGACGATGAACTTGTTGCCATGCTCGTCAACCTTCTCGACTTGCTGGGTCTTGAAGCTGACAGTTGACTTGTCAATCTTATAGTCCTCGATGAGGATTAGATGAGCCTCATAGTCAATACCATCCTTACACAAGACATCACCGATATGCCTTTTCTGCTTCTTGGACATACCAGGGAACGGTATCTCCCCTCTGCGTATGCCTAGATTGTCTCTATACGTTTTCATTCCGATTTTTTTTAATAAGTTTTTTGTGTCTGCATGTTTCGCAAGTCCAAGTCTTGACGCAGCTTTCACACGAATCTGCTCATTATTATAGCCTTTTTTCTTGAGTTTCGCAACTTGTCTGCATAATGCTTGCTTTGTCCTTTTACGGATTCTAGCATGGTCTGCATAAATGACTTGTCCGCAGTAATCTATTCCATCACAAGTGCGGTGTATATTCCAGGATCTATTGATTGATAGTTTCCAGTCTCTTGCAAGAAACATGGCTGTTAACTCAACCATAAGCCGCAGGAACACCTTATCTTCATGCAGAATGAAAATGTTGTCCATGAATCTATAATAATGCTTTAGACCTTGACGAACGAACTTGTCAAACCTCTCGTTAAGTGATTGAACGCTAGTTAACATCCTCGCTTGCTGCTGAGTCCTACAGGTCAGGAGCATATCGCTGACGTATCGAGCTTGCCAGTAGTGATATCTCTCCGGATCTTTAAGGATATCGAAGCATCTCATTGCAAGATAGTCGAATCGTATCAGGAAAATCTGCCCAAGCAATTGCGTCAGCTTGACGCCCAGAACAACCCCATTTGGATAGCTGTCAACCACCTCATCGATGAATGCTAACAATTTGCGGTCCTTGATGTATAGACGATATTCTGCCTTCAGCAGATTATGCTCTACGGACATAAAATAATGATGTATATCCATCGGTGCGCAATATGCAGTCTCCTGCTGTGGAGACTTGTAGATATCACGTTTGATAATTCGATAAAAAAAATGTGTCCCCTTGCCTTTGGTACCTGCAGGACAATTGTAAGGAATCTTATCCCTCAGTCTCTGTTCAACTGGATATAGAGCTGCATGCTGAATGACATGATCCTTGACAGGGAGTTTGTTGACTACACGTACCTTAGGCTCTGTGACTATTCTCGGTTCGTATTCCGATGTCTTCCACTTCTGGTTGGTATATGCATCTAGTAGGACTAGAAGTTTCTCCTCCAGTTCTTCCTCAAACTCCTTGACACTCAATCTCGACCTTTTATGCTTGCTAAACTCATAAAAGGCTTCGCGGAAATTCTGTAAAGTCTCGACATCAACGGATATATTACCTAATCTCTTCACTTGGCATTAATTAAGAATGTAACTAATACGGTGTATATGTCGGTGTATATGTCGGTGTATATTGCGGTGTATATTATCTGTTGTCTGCTTTTTAAAATGTCCTAACTTTCGACCGGATGACCTTATTGTCATCATCTACTAGCTAATCTGTTATTTTGTATTTTCTGCCTTGAGGCAAGGTCTGACTCCCGAAATCTCTGCAGCTAAGCAAACTAACCTGCAGTATTTTGTAAGTTGAGGGCAGCACCGTAGTTCACATTGTAATCCGAGACAGCATTGTTCACGTTGAGCGTCGAAAGCCCACATTGACCACCATTGTCAGCATTGGCACCACGGAGACACAAGCGAAAACCGGTACAAGGAATCACAACCTAGTTTAATTCGCTGCAAAGTTACAAAAAAAAATCGGTATGAAAGAATGTCAAAGAACGAAATTTCAAAAAAAAATCGACCGCCCTATGGGCGGTATTGACGCGAACTGCGTTCGCGAGGGTGCTTCGTCTACCCCGTGCACCCTCGTAAACGCTAGGCCGCCTCGTAATACACTGGTTCCAATGACCACTCGGATGCTGCTTCGCAGAGGGCAGCACCGTAGTACACATTGAAATCCGAGACAGCATTGAACACGCTGAGCGTCGAAAGCCCACAGAGACCACCACGGTCAGCATCGGCACCACGGAGACACAAGCGAAAACCGGAAGTAGCTCCTGACGTGTTCCAAAAATAGCAAGTCGAATAGGTTGACTCTGTAGCACCAATCTGCGTACAGAAGTTCTCGAGATGTTCCATCGACAAGGTCTTGATATATCCTTCACAACCACCTGGTGACTTGCTCAACGCCCTCATGCCGGAAGGGTTGCCGATGGTCCAGGAACCGTATATTGACGGAGCCACGAGGTGTGTCATGGTCTTGTCACTGTTGACCTGACAGAACTCATCATCCATCATTCTCCAGAGATTACCAAAGCCGTTTTTGTAACCGAAGAAACATGGAATCTTGGCATTATAGACCGTTGTCCCTGCATCATTCTTAACTGCATAGGTCGCTTCTCCACATGAATCACCAAGTTCAATGCCTGCACTCATAGGTGCTACAGGTCTCCAGCCGTTGTAGCTACCCCAGTCTCTCATCTGCGTCAAGCCTGCACCAAGTCCTCCCTGGTAGAGACCATTGGCATCCTTGTTGGCATTGACTGCATCCTGATCGTAATGTGTACCGAAGATGACGCCGAAAAGGATTGCTACAATGGATGTATGTCGCATGGTTGTGCAGAGCCAGCCCTTGCCATTCTTGCGTGCTGCAGCTCTGAACTGCTCAGTAGTCAGATTAGTTGCTGGTCTACCCAGAAGCGTATTATTCTTGCCATCATAAGACGAATTGTTGTCTCCACCACGATAGTCAGTTCCATTATTGACATAGCTCACAAGTCTGCCTGTGCTTCGCTCTATAGTGGCGAATCCTGCAGCAGAGAGACTGCCGATAGGAATCTCGTAATTAAACTCACCAGGAATTGGCTTGATGCCAATCTGCTCATAGTGCAATCCACCAACATCCTTGATGACCACGTAAAAATTACGTCCCCAGCCCCACTGATAGTGACCTTCGGTACCATCCAGCTTTGCTGGTTCACCAGTAGCATACTTGTAGTGATCCTTGCTATCGAGCTTTCTGCGGCTGTGGTCATTCTTGACCAGGTATGCGCCCAGTCCGAGGATGTACGGCAACTCCCTCAGCAACTCAAGTGAGCCAACGTATGATGCAGCCTTAGGCGTTGCGTTGTTAGTGTCCCACACTCTTCCACACCAGGCATGCTGACCAATAGCAAGGTCAGCCTTGAGCGCATCCATACCGATGCTAGTGACATTGCCATTCTGGTCTGTCAACAGCAAACTTTGGTTGCTGTTGACGGTTGTGACTTTCGTCACTGAGTTGAATTTTTTACCTTCCATAATTCTATCTATATTTTAAAACTAATTTATTATAGGCTGTTTAATACCACTTTTACCCTCAATGAGACTGTAAACAAACCTAGCAGCACTCATTCCCAGAGTGTATTTGTAGATTCTGATACGGTATTTAGGGAAAGAAGCCGTTGAAAAAGCAGGTATCAGGTTCATCAAAACCGACTCATCTTCCTGGATATACTCGCCACTTGCCAAGTTTACCAACTGCCCGTTTTGTCCTAATTTGGTACTGCTTGTAAAGAACTTGCCGTTAGCCTTGCCAGCCAGTTCTGCAGTCAATCCTCTAGCCGAATCAGCGGCATAGGTATTATTGATTCTCGCAGCCGTATAACGGTATAAGGTCTGTATTGTCACCCTTCTTTCCTTGACAGGTTTATATCCTACCTGTGCTTCGCCAGAAGTTTCAACCAGAGCACTTGTGCCGAACAAATTCTCCTGTACGGAATAGTTACTGCAAACTTCATAAGATTTGTCTCCGTATTTCTGTGAGGTAGAGAATGGAGTCTCGCCTGTAACATCGGATACCTTCGCAACCCTAACTGACTCGATTTTTGCAGAAGTCATACCCGATGCATCCAGACCGGAAGGGCCGAGATTATACAGGAAGTTTCCATCGTTATCGTAATAGGAAAGTACGGAAGCTCCGGTTTCATCTACGCCAAACTGAATATTTGGCTGGGTCTTATTCACCGTGCCGAAGATCTTGATAAGCCCGTTTTCAAGCTCTACCCTCTGACTGGTAGTACTGCTCCTGACGGAAATTCTCTGTGATCCGAAGAAATCTATCTGGCCTATCAAGCTCCACAGAACCTTGGCTGCCACCATGCTGAACTGCACACTGAGTTTCCAGTTTCCATTGCCTCCATTCGATTCGAAGTCGGCAAGCGGTGTTACTGTGGAATTCTTCGTGTGCTTCTTGCAGCACTCGTAGTATTTACCTTTATATTCAACGGTATCGAAGAATGCGACTTCATTATTTTCCAGGGGATAGAAAGTGGTTCCATCTGGGAGAGATTCCCAGTCCTGAGGACCATTCATATACTTTCCTCTCTCGCCCTTGGTATCACTACCATTATCAATAAACCCGGTTGCCATCATGCCGACTTCGAGTTTAGGCATACATATATATATATTTCTGTATGCTTCTTCGCACGGTGGTGGCAGCAACCTAAACAGTACCCTTTGTATGTCCGCATACGCCAATGTCGATTTTGTTTTAAACGACACGGTGTGTTTCGTCCATGAGCTGCCTAATTTCCATGTCACACCCAAATCTGGGTCCGGTTTCGTTTCAACTCCGTCGATAAATACCTTAGTATATGTATCAACCACCGATGGGTAAATATAGGTGTTGAGGTCGCAATTATCTTCAACCTTATACCACGATAGGTAAACGTTACCTGCGCTTGGTCGGGTGTCATCATGCATATACGCCTCAAGATGGTAGACGCCTGTTGTCTGTGGTGTGAACTCCATCGTTTTTAGCTCATACGATGTTTTTGTTATTTTCATGTCCCTTGATTCACCCCAATTATCTTTATACACATATATGGCCAAAGTTTTACCCTCACTCTGTGCGGCTGCGTCTATGTAGCCGTATGCAGAAATTGTGTAAGTCCGTCCGGCTATCAAGTACAGGTCTTTTTTGGCAAAGCCGTAGGCACTACTAGTTTGGTTTACAGATATGGTTTGTTGCCAACCTTTCGCCCAAAAGCTGAAAGTGTACCAAGTACTACCAGCCAATTTCAACGGCTTACCAGCCTTTCGGTTGTGTACAACTTGCCTTAATACCTCTTTAAATTTTATTCGGTCACCCGAATACTTGCAAGTATCAAAAAATGAATTTCGCCCCTCGACGGTCTCGGTTTTATCTACTTTTCCTATTTCTGAGTTCGGTGCTGCCTGTCCGTCTGCTGCAGCATACTCACTTATAGTTTCCCACGCCCCCATATTAGTATTATCGGTAAAAGCCGCGTTATCTAATAAATTAGCATTCGCTCCGCTTTGCCATACTGCAACCAATTCAGGTGTAGAATACGTTGTACCCGTCTTCGTGTATATGGTTTTTACGCATTTCCAGATATACGGCTTTTGCTGCGTCGGTGCAATAAATGTGGCTTGCCAACCTGTCGTGTTATCGTAGGTTACTCCAATTGCCCTGTTGGATGCAACAAATAAAAATGTCTGAGATTCGATTGCGTTACCATCTTCGCCCGGTTGCCCTTGCTCACCCGGTTGCCCTTGCTCACCTTTTTCACCCTTGCTGCCAGCCGTGCATATCGGTGACGTTGTAGTGCTTGAACCATCGGTGTATGTGATGACGGATTTCGTCCAGATGTAATATCCGTCCTTCCATGTAGGTGCCTTATCCTTCACCCATGAGCCTCCTACGAGCGAGGTTGTCGATGAGGATAGATAATACCATTCCTCAATCTTAGCGATGCCCTTACCTGATGGCAGGCAGACTGGCTCACTCAGCTTCTCGTTTCCGTCCGTATAGTAGATATGCGTACGAGTCCAGATATAGTGACCATTTTGCCATGCAGGAGCATAGGTCTGCCAGCCGTATGTAGGGGCAATAGAATTGCTCGTGGAGTCTGCATATTCCACGTCGGTGTTGGATATGCCAACACCAACGCGGAGGTACTTAATCATTCTTGTAATAACTGTCATAGGCTATCATTTAACTGACTGAATTGTTAACGCAACGTTGCTATAACCTGCGTGTATGCAGTCTGCTCTTGTCACAGCAAACGAACTCAACTGCACAGTAGGCTTGCGTGCCGCCTCGGTATTGAGGACAACGCCAGAGCCGGACTTCAGCGTGAAATAGAACTTCGTTTCTACCGCCTCCGACTTGCCTCTGACAACCAACCTCGGTGTATAGGTCACAGTACCATTGCCCGCCTCGTCCTCACTGATAGATTCATCGGCAGGTGTCGGGTTCGGCTCGATGTCGTAAGGATCCGACGCGTCGATGACCGTGACAAAGTCGAATCCCAAAAGATTGTCCTTGCCCATGGCCTTGTCATTGTAAACCTCAACCATGATTTCACGCGTGCAATCGACCTCAGAAGCCTTGACTGTAATGATCTTACCGCTTGCTCCTGTAATCTGCTCCCATCCCGTGATGCTGTTGGTTGCCCGGTACCACTTGTAGTAGAGGCCAGTCGTGATGGTTTCATTGCCCAGCGTTACCTTAGCTTCGAGCTGACAGCTGTCATCCTTGCTGTTGAGAATAAAGTTGTGCGTATCATTCTCTGGAGCCTTGATGGTCACTCGATAGGCTACGCCAGTATAGGGACCAACCGGTATATTATAAACAGCCTGTACACTATCGGTAATCTCCTGCTGATTGGATCTCTCTGATACCTTGCCAATCATCTTGATGTTGATGGCAGTATAATTGGATGCCTTAACCAGGTTATTGCATATCTTCAGACCCCAGTAGAACTGCGATACACTTGGTCTGATAATCTCGAAGAGACCATCGAAGAGGCCGGTTGATTTGCCTGCGCTGTTGAACGGTATCTCAGTCTCGTTGAAGAAGAACTGCATGGAGACAGGAGTCGTGACACCGTCTGCAGCTCTTGATGAGATGACTGCGAAATAGAGCTTAGGCTGTGTCTGCGAGAAGTCGGGATGGACGGTAACGACGTCGCCGTTCTTCTGGTACTCCTGGTAGAGATCCCCATCAGGAGACTGGATAGACGGCGTGAAAGTGCCCATCTTCTGCAGGAACGTGATGTTGACTGATTTGCTAGCACTACTCATCCCTTGCCTCCTCTCTCATGATGAATCTGCTGTCTATAGCAACAGGCAGCTTGTTGCACACTTCGCCGTCCTGCTCCTTACGGGCTGTCTGGCCATCCATAGCGATAGCGCCAATCTTGGACAGCGTTTCCTGAAACACGATAGAATCCACAAGCGGCAGGATGTCCTGGCACCAGAGAATGAAGTTGCCGTCCTGAAGTTCTGTTCTGTCCTCGGTCAGCTGGAGGAACTCCACGACCTTGCGATTAGCCTTGATGTATCTTTCCATATTTAATATTTAAATGATTATTAGTGAAAAATAAACGGATTGCCGTCTACGTCCACGAAGACCTTGCCGTCGGCATCCTGTGCCAGAGCTAAAGGCTCCAGGTCCTTGACTTCAAGCGCAAGGATAGCACCCCTGCTCGGATCCAGCAATTCTGTAGGCACACTCGGAGACATGCCATGTCCGACAAGGACTGCTTTCTCGAAGTGTGACGAATTGTTAGGTGCCATCCACCAGAGCACCTGCAGTTCTCTTGTAGGGTCTGCAATCTCGCCAATATTGTCGAAGATGGTAGCCTTTGGGTTGACCTGCTTGGTATCTGGCAGCACCTCATCTACGATGTCAATCATGTCGTAATCATAGAATGGAATTCTCCTGACGATGTTGACTATCTTGAATGGTGTTGCATTATTGATATCTACACTTGCAGGATTGCCGTCAGCAGAGAATTTTACTCTACACCTGATGCAGATTCTCTTGCCCATCTGTGAGCGATCTAGCGTGACTGATGAACCATCTGCAGAAATCTTTATTTCAATATCATCAGCATTAATTGCCGAGAATTGTCCACTGTTTCTCAGGATCTCCCATACAAACTCTCGCTTATCCTTAGCGCATTCTTCAGATCCGAGACGCAGGGAAGCATTGATGACCTGTTTGTCTGTATCACGTAACGGATTGTAGTAGCGATCTCCGCTCGACAGGAGCAGCATCGGCTTGTATCTTGTCGCATTCTTACAGATGATTGAGTAGTCCATCGTAATTCTGCGGACCTCATTAGTTCTGGTATCCAGGTACTTCGCCTTGAATCTTAGCAATATAGGTTTCTGAGGTGCTGCATTTATATACCAGAGCAGCCTACCGGCTTTATCTCCTGAAGTTGTAATAACGTACTTCTTTGGTGTTGTCACCAGCGCATTGCCCTCTACGCCACTCTCGACCTTATACCATGCGATGTCCGTCAGCTCACTGTTAACGCATCCGCTCTGGAGAAGACCATCTCGGTCAATGATGCCGACAATCGGCTGCAATGCGCATGGCGTCAGCCCGTAATCAGGAGAATACTCATTCTGATCAGCATCATAGGACTGTTCGAGCGGTACGCTTCCAGAAACGGACTTGGAGTAGTGTACCTGCAGAGGCGTGTACTTGATGTCAAATCTTTTATATTTCATGATTATTTTTATTTAACACACTCTAATGTGATGGTATCTTGGGCGACCTCATCGCCCAGCCCATCACGAAGTCTCACTGTAGCTGTGAACCTTATCTTAGACGGAATTCCCTCACTGTCTATAGATAGGTCCGACTGGGTGAGCACGATGGCCTTGCCAGCCTTGGAACCAACTTCGAGCGACCAGATTTTATCACTATTAACTCTCTGCACACCTGCCTTATTCTCTGTGTACCTCGTCCAAGCTACATCATTTTCCAGAATGTCAGATGTGATATCCTGACCGTAGAGCGTAGCGACGATAGTCAGCGGTGCTCGGAAGTTGTCGAAGTCATAGACCGTCTCGTCCTCCACGAAGTCAACCGTGAAGGACGGATTGCCCTCAATCATTGACCAATCCGTGTTGTTCCATCTTGGAACCGAGTGAGTGCCTGTTTTCATGCAACGCCACTTGCAGCCAGTGTACCAGACGTCTGATGTCTCGCACTTGCCTGTCTCCGGATTGACAGCAGCATTATAATATGTAGCGTTGGCGTCAAACAATCCTCTGTCCACATAGGTGACTATCGGCTTGCCGTGATAATCAATCTGTATGATATCCTGAGTGACTATGCCTGCGGCATAGATATAATCTCTACCCTTGACTAGCGGCAGGTCTAGCGCCTTGATGAACTCAGGCAGGTCTCCGAAGGCCATGCCGTAGTTGTAGTCTTCGAGAATCGGCTTGGTGACGCCTGTCAGCTTGACGATGCGACCCTCTGCACTGGATATGTAGAAGCAGCTCTGTAGCGACTCTACTGTCTGATTGCCGTACCTGGCAATGTTCATTAATTCGCATGGTGCGAAGTTCTTGCCCCCAGGAACTTCGCTATCAGCGTATAATGTGACTTCGATGTAGTTCTTGACCGCATTGACGCTGTTGACTCGCATCCAGGACGTGTAGTATTTTGCCTCAGATTCTGGCTGAACAGCAGAGAGGATGTTGTTGACGATTCCACGAATGACATTGCCCTCATGTTGAGCTGTGAAATAGCCGTCATACTTACTCTTGAGGTGCAGACTATAGGTACTGTCACCTAGGTCATCGATGCGCTCGATGGTGTCGCTCTCGGTAAAGTACTGATCACCCTCCAGGGCAGACAGTCTGTTAACGATAAGCTCCAAGACCTTCATGTAGCTGCGGACGGTGATGCTCTCGACTTCAGCGTTGCCATTTGCGTCTATTTGCGCTCCCTTGCCTGCGACAAGAGAACTGAAGAAGTTACCAAATTGAGCACCACCCTTGAATTTGGACATCTGCTCTGCTACGAGCCCTCGCATGAATGTAATCAAGCCCTTAGCAGCATCATCATGCTGCTTGCTCAGATACTTGTCTGAAGTCTCGTCAGCGCAGAAATGGAGCAGCGATAGGAATGCATCACCTATTCTGTAAGCCGTATTGGCTGCCAAGCGGCGCTCATCTCTGATGCCTTCGAATTGCGACTGAAGCGCTTCCTTGGTTTTTTGTTCTGCCATATTATTTTTTTGTTGCAAAGTTAATTTGGCAATTGCCAAAATAAAAATACGCTATCAGAAGTTGCGGGCAGCTCCGATGCCCCTAAATATCTCTGTAAGAGCAGTCGCCATGATACCATTGTATTTCTCCCCGTAGAAATCAGCTTCGTGTTCATTGAGTTTCATGACAGAAGCATAGTACTTCTGCGAGAACCAGTCACGTCTGCCGATAGGTGGACCACCTGCTACACGGCCACCCCAGGCAGGACCAACTTTCTTCGGTATGTTCATCTTTCGCTCTGCTCTATATTCTCTATCGAGGAATTCCAGATCTCCGTTGTTGACACGGGGAACCTTCTCGCCTCCCTGCGCATCAGTCCACTTCTCCCAGACGTGTGCAGGGCCGACTCCTGCTGCGACATAGATACCATACATGAGGAACTTATGTTCGATGGTCGTCGTAGCACCTTGCTCAAGATGCCCCTTGATGCTCGAATAGAGCGCTCCGGTATCTATTGTACGCAAGCGCTCCATGCGCTCGCGCCAATAGTCACCCATGTTGCTCGTCCATCCCTGCTCGTATTTGAGCAGTTCATCTACAGCTGACTTGTCTGCCATAAGCTATCATCATATTGCACGTCGATAGGTTCGTCAGAATTCATCATGAAGTAGAGTCCGGTGACTCCGTTCATCGACCACCTGCCCAATTCACTCGAATAGATCCGCGTGAGATCCAGGAACTCCAGCTGTCCCTCGAATGCCTCCCGATACTTGTCTCGAAGCATTCGGCTGATGAACTGACGGAAGATGTATCTGCAGAGATTCAGCTTCTTCTCGCGGTCTTCCATGTCATCATGCTTGTAAGCTGCGAGAATCCAGACGGTGTAGACGTTGCGTTCGAAGAACCCCTCACCTGCAGAGTGCGTATTGCTGTCTACCGTATCTGAGACCATGATGAAGTTAGAAGCCTTACGGAACTTCTGCAGCACTCCCTGCACGGTGTCTGGTCCGGAGCAGGTCGTAGCTACAAAATTATTGTCTCTGCATGTCTTATTTTCCTCACATAATTTGGTGAAATATGCGATGGAATCGAATGTTTTATCTGTCATAGTGTTCTATTTACTTGATCTCGCCTTGAATTCCTCTGCCTCTCTCGCCTTGTTGTCAAGCTCGGAGAGTGCATCCCAGCAGAGCGAGTCATAGACAGCCTGCTGCTTGGTGATATCGCCATCGGTTAGAGCGCGGATCTGCGCCTGCATCGCTGGCATCAGGTCTTCCTGCTTCAGTTCTCCACCTTCCTTTGCTGGCTTGAAGAAGTGAGGAAAGTTCACAGCGAGGTATCCCTTGACGGAAGAGAACCACATGAAGACGTTCAGAAGCTCAAAAGGCTGAAAAATGGCGGTTTCATCGGCTTTTCCTGCTTCATCTCTATAGAGAATCCACCCCATCTTCTGCAGGAACTTGTCATCCTTGTGTATGAGATAAAGCTGGTAGTTTTTCTCCAGCTGAAGATAATCGAGAAATGTGACATTTTTGATGAGCCTATCCACGGCATATAGCTTAGCGCACCAATCGAGAGGCTTATAATTGGTATAATCCTCAATGAAATCGAAGTTTTTGAGGAGAGAGAGGATTTCGCCCTCGCTCAGATATAGCACTTCCCGCTTCTTTTTGCCATTTTTTGTTAGACAGAGAACGCTGCACTTCCAGCCTGTTCTGGTATGCTTCAGCACCTTGATGCCGCAGAATCTTCCGAGGATGTAGCATTTCACGACCGTCGGATCCTGGAACAGAGTCAGCAAGATGAGGATATAGCGCATCTCATCCTCCTGCAGCTCCTTCCACGAACTAGGAGCAGAAAACTCGAAGACTCGTTTGCCATCACGAATTGAAAACGAAGGCAGGTTTTGATTTTTCATTCTTGAACTCCTTAAAATGGTTTGCTTTGTAAGCCGATGAATTCGCATATAATGGGAATTTATCGAGGTTCTTGTCTAGATATGAGATCAGTCTTGCACGCTCGTTGGAGTATGCAGACAGCATGTCGTTTGCAAGCATAATCATGCAGCGGCTCAGCATGAGGCGCACACTGCCCTCAAACTCATTGCCCTCCCGCACTCCTCTGACTAAGGACATGATATCATCCATCTCTGCATCGGAAATCAACTTGCGAAGGATGGAGTCTGCCTCTTGCATGGCTGCCAGCTTGGATGTCCACTCCTTGGACGCGATGTACTCCTGTCTTGTCAGATAGCAATAACCGGTGATGCTCCACAAGACAGTCTGTATGCTCTGCTGAGCCTGCATGGTATTCCCCCACCCTGCAATATCGCAGAGATGTGACAGCATCAAGTCCTGAGCCTTGATATTGGCCAACCTGCACTGCTCTATGAGTGCTTCCACTCGCCCAGAGCTGGCTGGAGACACTTCGCTGTTAGCTACGACTCCGAATCCGGTAGGAGTGAGCACCAGGTCTAGGTGTCTGACTACCTCCAGGAATGCACTCAGGCATACAGCGTTGACTACACTCTGCTTGAGATCATCATTGGTATCAAGCGCTTTTTCCCCGATTTCACCGAGATAATTCATCTTGATGGCGTTGTATGCGCCATCAAAATGTTTCTTGACGGAGTCATAGACTTCGGAGTGCGAACTGGTTGCAACCAGGATGCAGTCCTCGAACTGCTCCTTGCTGATTTCAATCTTCTTTGCCATTGTCTTTGCCGTTGTTTGTAACTAATGATTTCTGCTCGTCTTTGTTTTGATCGAGCGTTGTCAGCTCTATCATAGGCACATCGCAGGTCACGCCCTGGTTTGCCCATGTGTTGTAGTGGAGGATGACGTGCCAAGGCTTGGCCATGATGTCATGCGATGCCTTCTCCAGGGACTGCTTCATGATGAAGAGTTCCCGCTTGTCTGAGCCGGAATTGTTCATCTGGCTCTTGCCTGGTGTCGCTCCGATGAGATTTGGATGACAGCCGAGTGCGAAGCAGAGAGCGTTGGAAGCTTCTGACATGTCCTCTGCCCAGTCACCACCTTCCTTCTTGTTGCCCTCAGAGAGATTGATGATGCGCACCATGCGCTGCTCCTTGCCGTTCGGATCGAAGTAATAGCCGGTGATGAGAGCCTTGCCTGCATTCTCAGGTCCACAGACGAAATCGATGATGTTCTCCTTCTCCCGCAGGATGCGCGCCTTGCGCTCCTCCGGCTCGATGATGCCCTCGTTGTTGCAGAGGTCATCCCAGTAGTTGCGATGCACTTCGATTTGAATGCGAGGAGCAGACGTGTTCTTGATCATGTATCGCTTGCCGATACCGATGAGACGGTAGATATCATACCAGGCATCATCGAAGATGCTTGCATAGTATGGTATCGGATAGTACTGCATGCCAGGTGTAGGCATACGGCTGATGATGGCGAACTTGCAGTCCTTGCCATCTTGCGGTTTCTTGCCTGTAATGCCTGTGTAAGGGTCTGGACCCTTGCCCATGCGCGCCATGAGGTCGCCCAGAGGATTGTAGATATCCAGGAGCGGTATGACCTCACCCTCCATCTGCTGATTGAAATGGTTGAAATCGGCAAAAAAGACGTTGGCGATTCTGCCCTTCTTGTCTGGTTTCTCCAATCGGCAGTATGATACGTCCTTGTGCCGGATATTGACGATGCGCTCATGGTCTCGAGAGAGGATGATGACTTCAACTGACCATCCGAAAAACTTCATATCCGTCGACTGCTGCATGAACACCTCGTGAATGCTGTTGCTCAAGCAGAACTTGCGGATCTCCTCGTCTGCCACGTCCTGCTTGGTCTCACGGTCTATGAATCGGAGCCCCTGGCCATAGCAGCATTGGACGTTGAACGCCATGGCTCTCTGCGCAACCATGTTCTTGCGCAGGAGCTGCTGCAGGAGATAAGGAATGTTGTCATCATCTCCATAGTTGACATACTCGTATGACCTGCCTCCCACCTCGAGAGCCCGGAAGGTAGCATCACCAACCTCTCCCGACCCGAGGAAGCTGGTGTCTCTGCCATACTGCTGCTCGATGGTTGCAGCATTGGTTACCTCTGATACTCCCTCTGCCACTACGGCATATCGGGAGACGGTGGCGTTGCCACCTATCTGCTGCATCTGATATTTATTGCTCATAGAAATACTGGTTTACCTAAAAAGTTGAAAATATAAATGTCCGGTACCGTGCGAACCTCGCCATTAACCGGGTTAACCAGGCGATGGAATCCACCTCGCCAGGAACCACCCTTGACCATCCATCCGTTGTAATCGATGACTTCGCCCTCTGATGACCAGGCTTTGAGATTGACGGTAGCACCCTCATCTCTAGCCTTGTCCATGAGCTTCAGAACCTCATTGATGTGATATGCTGTTTTTGGCATTAATTGAACGTATTGTCGAATGTGTTGTCGAATATTCTGCCACCTCTCTGCAGATCCAGAACATTATGCTGGCGCTGTGCATAGACGTAGCTGAAGGTGAAACGAGGCAAGGTATCATGCAGGTTGTCATTCTTGGAAGTTGACGAATTGATGGTGATGCGCTTGCCCACCACCGGATTGCCATTGACGAAGTTGACGATGTAGACCTCATCGGAGCGGAAAAGGTCATCTGCCCAGTTGGCCATGTCGGTATTGAGGTAGCCAGTATCAGCATTGAAATTGCGCTGTTCCGTGATGCGGTAGTTGGTTTTCAATCCTCCGATATAGGCTGCATCCCTGGTATATTCCGGATTCACCTCGTGCTTGCCCTCGCAATAGATGAGTTCCTGGCAACCGAAGCTGTTGGTGAAGAGCAGACATGGAGCGCAGTCTGGCTTGGAAGGGTCATTGACGAATCGCAGCAATCTCTTGCCGGCCTCTACCTCGTAGTAGAGCAGGTCAAGGTTCTCGACTGCGAATCTGGAAGGAGAGACGTCGATGGTCGTATAGACATCGTTGCCGGCTACTGCAGTAGCATTGAATGTGCGTGTCTCCTCGTCTCCCTCGGCATCGTGCGGCTTATAGTAAGCCTTCACGGTTGCCGCATCCTTGCCTATGTAGTGAAGGTATTCCAGTCTGCCCTCAGACGTCTTCTTGGTCGAGTTCAGTAACGTCAGGAAGTGATTGTCCAGGAAGCTGGAGCAATCTACTCCCACAATATCTACTGATGCATAGTAAACCTGCAGGGTTGCCTGCTTGGTTTCAACATTGGTCTCTGTCTCTCCATCTACACTCTGTTCGATGATGGTGATGGTTGCCGAGACTGCAAGCTGCTGCCTTGCATAAGGTCTGAAGATGTCTGCCATGTCAGACACTACGACCTCCCCATCTGCAGGATAGAGGAACTCCTCGTAGATTGTCTTACCCCCGATGGTGATGGTCACAGCCAGCCTGGTTCTGGCGGTCATAATGATGATGTCGGGTATGTTCTCCAGGAACATTTTGCCCGATGGTAGTGATTTGATGGTCATATTATCTTTTTTAGTGCAAAGATACTTTGGCAATTGCCAAAATAAAAATACGGATGGCCACTCTCTCGAGCAACCATCCGCAAATCATGATAGATAAATAAACGTTATATGAGATTATTGGATGAAACGTTTGAAGTCAATTGGCATTACTCTCTCCCAGATGGCCCATGCCACGGTACCGTCCGGCTGTGTCGCGATGGAGTAGTCATGCTCCTGCATGTACTTGTTTACACCACTGTAACTTACTCCACCCATGCTGTCAAGTTCGCAGATAATATCCTGCGTAGTCTTGAAGCTCTTCATGTAATCAAGACCGTTGTCATCCTTCTGGGGAAGGTTAGAACGGAACTTGAAGTATGCGCTGAGCAGCTTCTGCTCGAACGCATCGCTGTTATATACCTCTTTCTCTGCCATAATTATTCGTCATAAGGGAATTCGTCTTCTACTGAATATACTCTAGCGTAAGCGCTGTACATGAGCTCAAGAGCAACATATATCTTCGCTGCCCACAGCTCCAGCTTATCACGCTGTCTGCATATTCTTCTGTCTTTAGCTTCCAATCTGCAGATTGTATCAACCAACTCTCTGCGGATATCATCTATAGTGACTAATTGAGCAACACTCCTCAAGAGTTCGATTTGTTTCCAAAGTTCACCGTGCTCAATGTCCAGCTTGATGGCTCTGTCTGCCAGAGCCTCATAGACTCTTCTACGCTTCTGGTGAAGTTCTATTATATTAGTTGGTCTGCTCATGATAGTTAACCATTTATAGATTTCCACTTGGCTAGAGTCATATTGTATGGCTCAACCTCTTTAGCTCCATACCTAAGAGCATAATAGCGATGATCATACCATCGGATAACAGTCTGCTTGTGTGGCGCATCATCGATGAAAACAACAGAACCCATTGTATTCTCTCTGAAATTTGAGTTCCACCTTATGGGCTTTCATTTTTTTGCCAATATTCATGAAGTACTTGCACTTGCTGATGTCCTTGGTTGTCAGCTTTGCTGTGCGTCTTCTGCGGTTTCTACTTTTCTTCATCATGCTACCTCACCTCCGAAAATGAAACCACCAATCATGACCATCGCCATCACAGCTGCGAAACCAACCATGGTGAGCAAAACCTCTCCATAGGTCACGGTCTCCCCGCAGATATAGCTGAAGGTCTCGCTCTTGGTCTTGGCGAGCTTCTTGATTTCACACTTGAGGGTATTGATGCCCTCGTTGACGTTGATGCCTACAGGTCTCACCTGCGCATCATTTAGTAAAATTGAATTCTGCATAATTGCCATCTTATAAGCATTATAGACCGACCTTGATGTATAAATACAATGGTGGCGGTCACATTCACCGCTGCTTATAAGATGGTAGCTTTCCCAGCGAAGGGCAAGTATCTTACGGATCATGCAACCGCCATATTGAAAAGACCTTTTTCCCGCTGCCGGGAAAATGATACTTTATAGGCATAAAAAAAGCCCACGGCGTGAAGCCTAGGCGAAACAGTCGCCATCGCTGAGTAGATTACTACTATCTTATAAGCGTTGGCAAAAGTACGAAGAATATTTGGAACCGCCAAAAAAAAAGCGAGAAATTTTAGAAGAATCTGCAGGGAATATGT